TAAAAGGGTCGCAGAAGATCTTACTGCAGCGGACTTGGCCACGTTTCCGATCCATGAGAGAAACCAGATAGCAGCTCTGTTCCTAGACCCAACTATGCCAAGATTAGCAGACTTGCGTACGATGATTGAGACGAATTCCGAGAACTTTGACTACGTGCACTTGACAGCCCTCAAGCCAGAATCGAAGAAAGAAGGCGGTCGAATGTTCTTCATGGCGAATGATCCAGTCCGCACTCCAATGTCAGAGAAAGAGGCAAATGTTTCTGACTATCTGATACACAAGGCAGGGAACTCATCGGGAATACCGGATCTGGAATTGCTCAGGAGAATGCGTGAGATCTCTACTCTGCCTTTGGGGCTAGTCAGGAAGGTGCTCGTGTCGTTTGACTTGGAAGGATGGTCTCCGAAACAAAATCCCCAGCTCAAGAAGTCTGCCTATGACAAGTGGTCGTATGCTTTTGGGTTGCCACACATTAAGAGTCTCCACAAAGTGTTCGACAACTCGCGTATTGCATTTATCAAGCACAATGTTCATCACGAATATATCAACCATGGCCAGGATCTGGAAGGGTATGACGCAAAGACCAATACTGCTCTCCATATCGAGGTCATGAGTTATGCCATCAATGTTTGCAGGCGCTTGAAAAAGATTGACAAAGGGGCTACACTTCTGGCTTTGATAGACGACGGAGGCATGAGCCTGGAATTCGACATACAAGCGACGGATGAGGAAATCATGGATTGCATCAACTGCATCGAACAGGTGTATCACATGGTAGGTCTTCGCATCTCGTGGGATAAGACTTTCGTGTCAGAGAAGTTGTTCCAGTACCTAAATGAAGTTTACTACAATGGCTTCAAAGTGACCCCAGGCTTGAAAGCTTTCCTGCGCGTTGGCAAGGATGTAGATGTGCCCGCAAAAACGATCGCTGACGATCTCGATGCGATTAGTGGCCAGATACAAGGTGGTCTGAAAGCTGGAGCATCCTTCATGATGAGCTACTGCGCTTATGCTTTCGAGGTTTATCGCACACTCAAGCGTTGGAGCCGGTATAAAGTCCCGATAGAAGATCGGCATATACTCATGTGTCTGACCCCGGTCGCTTTCGGAGGCTTAGGAGTGAAATCCATGTTGCAGTTGGCCACGAACGAAGCATTCAATCCAGTAACGGCAGGGATAGGGAATTTGAAAGCATTCTGTACATATTATCCGGACAATGCGCCACTTGTGAATGCGCTCTTGAACTCCACCATGAGGGAGATGAAGGAGGAAACATTCCTTCGGGCGCCGAAAGCGATCAGAGCTGAGACCCGTACACTGAATTTGCAGAGATTCGCAAACGTCATGAGAGAATGGTTGGTGAAAGAGGCACGGA